TCTTCCGGTCATCAAACCCGTTGATCTCTGCACGAATCCAACGGTGCGTGTACCCCTCTGGAGGGGGCGGTGCGTCCAAGGAGGACGGGGGCTTCCAAGGCTTCACACGAGAAGTCTTGTCGCGGGCAGTCTCAGCGCGGGGGGTGCGGTCCATAATAATGTTCCTTAACCGTTAAGCTTTTGAGCATGCCTTGCATACTCTTCTAAACTAACTCCCAGCCTCTTTGCAATAGAGACTTGAGTTGGGGTAAGCCGTACTTGTTTCTTGCCATCTGTGCGAGGAGCGGATCTAGCGGAAGCTACGGGTGAGGAAGATTGTTTAGACTGTTGAAATTTATGGGGAAACTCCGTTCGCACACGGCGGTCAAGTTCACCATAGTATTCATCAGAGGTTGGGTCATACCCATCAACTTCCACAAGTTTTTTATGTAGATGAAAGGCTGCTTGAGTCATGATCTCATCAGAGCCGAACCAAGGGTTCCTCTCCGCCCAGTCCTCGGCCTTTGGATCCGGACGAACTTCTCGGGGAGGAGGAGCGTAAGGAAAGTCCTGAATAGGGGGCCTGCTATCCTCAGCCTGCCTACGAACCTTCTGCACCCGGAGGCGCTCGTTCTCGACGGCCAAGTTACTCATCATTGACTGCGCGTCAATCTGACCTTCGACATCATTCATGTCGATAGACTGCTTGAGCTTTTCCTTGGCGATTATCTCCTGCGCTCGCAGGCGATTATCAAATTCTTGCACAAGTGTCTTATCGAGGATATCCGCACGGTTCCGATGGCCGTCCATCTCACCCTTGATGCCCCGAGCATAGTCAATCGCGGCCTGCTCACGACGTTCAGCTTCGCGCAAACGATAGGTGAGCTTGTCAATTCTCTTCTTGACGTTCTCGGATTGAACCTCCAAGTCGTCCTTCTGAGGAGGGCCTTCCTTAACTTGGGCCTCAACTTTTTCGTCAGGGTCATCAATCTCAATGACCTCGATCTCGATGTTGTCGCCTTCTTTTTCTTCAGCCATGGGGTTCTCCTTGGTGCGCGGTATCAGACATGCCTGATGTCGTCAGGGTCCGCGATGGTTGCGATTACTTCATCCTCATTGATGATACGGACCTCGCCGCCATCAATACGAAAACGAGCCCCGGCATAGCGCCCGATGGTGACCCAATCACCCTTCTTGCACCATGGTCCGTTGGGGTACTTGTTCTTATCGATGTAGGCATCAGGGCCGACAGCGAGTACGTACGCCACAACTGTCGCAAGGCTCTGCGCAGCTATATATTCCTCTGGCACATAGACGCTGCCAATCTTGTTCTTCCCCCGGTAAGGGAGGATCAAGATGCGCCAACCTGTCGGCTGGGGAAGCCGGGCAAGGACGGTGTCGGGGATTTTTGTGGGGTCTAGTACTCGGTCCTCGGCCCGGACGTAAGCGTCATTCAGAGCGGAGGAAGGTTCTACCGGAACAGGAACTGTTGCCGGGACGTTTTCTAGGTAGTCAGGCAGTATCAGACTTGTCATCTGCAAAGGTTTCCTGCTTTAGCAGAAGGCGGATCTCTCTTTCGACCTCGGACCAAACTTCAAGTTTGCCCCGTAGGTGGCGAAAAGAGGCGAAGTCCTGAACCGAGCCTTCTGTTATCGCTTCAGAAACAACCGTTCGCCTCTCGCGCACTACCTTAAGTAGTTTGTCAACAAAGTAAAGGTCGGCCACGTCGTTATCCCTATAAAGGAGGTGCCCCTTTCAGGGCACCTAATTACCGGAGGACAAACTTGGTGGCCCGCATTTGAAGGCCAAACCCACGGGCGGTCATCTCACCGGCCCGTTGGCCTTTGCTAGTGAAGCCCCTGACAGGGGCCGGAGCATTGGGGACGTTCTCTGTCTTGGCATAGGGAACAGAGCCTTGGCCCTCGATGACCATATCGGTATCCACTACGGGATCGCGTGTTTTCATGCTTGCCATGGAAGTCTCCTTAGATTTTGTTGTTGGCAGTTAACGTCGCAGCTAGATCCTTGGCCTGTTGGACAGTCATAGTTGGAGTAGCGGCTGCGGGTCTGGCAGGGGGCTGATACTGCGGGTAGGAGGAAACCCTAGGGGCGGAGGACTGGACAGGGGCGGAGGTACCAAGTGCCTCGTAGAGGTCCTTCACAGAGGGGTACTTAACCTTTGAGGTGTCCATCGAGGGCTTTGCCACCACAAACTCTTTGCTCTTGTAGGGGTCATAGTTGGTAGAAACCTTAGATGGCTTGCCGTCTTTTTGCGCAAACTTTGAAGCGTCAAAGTGGGATGCCTGATACCCAGAGACGTATTTTGACAGGTCGTTCTGGTTATTCTTCAAATAGTCCGCTGCCCCTGCATCGAAAGCAGTTTTAAAATCTGATGCGGGTATCTCCCCACTTGTGAGTTTGTTCAGCCAGTAATCATACCCAGCTTGGTCAATCTGATTTGTATTTGTTCCAAACCCCTTCCTTCCCAAGGAAGCATAAGCATCCTTGACCATCTGATCATATTTATTAGAAACTGCTGTTGTTACGGGACTAACCTTGTTTGCATTCATATAGTCAGTAGCTTCCTTAGTGAAGGAGCTATTGAAGTCCGCAGGGGACAAAGAACCATTCTGTAGCTTATTCAACCAGTAGTCGTACCCGGCTTGATCAATCTGATTAGCGGCAGTTCCAACTCCAGACCTTCCGATGGAGGCATATGCATTTTTGATCAAGGCATCGTTCTGGGCAGTAGTCGCGGAAGTGGCTGCGCCGGTCGTGGTGGCACCAGTAGTTGTACCTGTGATCGCACCCGTATTGGTAGCCGCAGTAGAGGTGGGGTTCAGATAGTTCTGAACATACTGCGAGACATTACTAGTTGGGTTTGCCGCCATATAGTCCTTGGCGGAGGTCTGAAACTGTGAAGTAATGCTTTCTGGAGTCGCTGCGCCAGACTGGAGCTGGTTGGTCCAGTAGTTTAAGCCTGCTTGATCAATCTGGTTGGCACCAGTTCCAATGCCCGTCCGGCCCAAAGTTCCGTACAGAGATTGGACCAGCGGGGCGTAGTCTGTGGTTGCAGAGACATCGCCACCGTCCGCATAGGACTGGCTACGCTGCTTTTGAGATGGGCCTTGCTGCAAGCTTCGCATGTAGGAACCTACCTGATCTTCATAGGAGTTGTCAGTTCCGGCAGTTGACAGGGGAAGATTATACACTTCCGCGTACTTTTTCCACTTAGCAAGATCCTCAGGGGAGAGGCTCTTGATATCGGAATAAGCTTGCTGACCAAGCCTTTTTGCTTCTTGCTGAAACTCCGGCCTGTCCCCCTCGAAGAGAGGGGTGAACTGGACTTCGCCGCCCTCCGCGTAAGGGCTCTCGTAGCCGTAGTTGCCACCACTATCATAAGTGTAGGTCTGAGTTGGGTTGCTGTAGTCTGTGGGTGAGACGTAGCTAAAGGGACTGACATAGAGGCTAGTTTGATTCGGGTCCACATATGAGTACGACGAGGTATTCGTATTGCCGATATCCCAACCCGCGGTTCCAGCTTTGTTGGCGTCATTGATTAGGTTAGACGTCCACGTATCATACATCTTCTGAATCTCATTGCCCGCTGCATCCTTACCGGTAACTGGACCGGTCTGCTGCTGGTTCAGCCACTCATTGCCAACGTCAGAGGAAGTAGCGGTAGGGTTCAGGCCTGTCTGATCGAAGGGATTGTCTGTGGAAGCAAGTTTGGCTTTATCCGCCGCGGCCTTAGCAGCTTCTGTCGCAGCGGCTGCCTGTTTCCGCTCATTCAGTTTTGCCTCAAACAGGGGGTCCTTAGACGCACTTCTGATGCGGTCAATCTTAGCCTGCTCTGCAGGGGTAACTACACCCTTGTTAGCATTGCGGGAAAACATATCTGCATCTGCCCTACGAGCAGCTAATGTTGCCAGCTTATCCCTTGGAACTTCATACTTGTTTTGCAGGATCTGTGTGGCATCTGAGATGCTTGTCTTCGGATTCTGGATACGGTCCAGCCATTTAGAAAGCTTTGGAGTCGTCGTTATTTCGTTGACGACATATCTCAATTGCCCCTCGGTTGAGTTAGGGTCTAGGCCATATCGATCTGCAAACCTATACAGTTTGTTCTGCCGCTCTGGATCCCATTGAGCAAGGCCCATGCCAAGCGGCATATTCGTAAGCTTGTCAAACTTTGGAGCCCCTGTTTTAAAATTTGTTTGTAGCTGTTGCGGATTTACAAAGGACTCGGTGTTGAAGTTCCCATAAAGTGCCGCAGCAGCGTTGTTCCCCAACGTCCGTTTAAGGTAGTCATACCCGGCATCGAATGAGTTGTTGAAATTCTCGTAGTCAAATTTTTCCAACCACGGCGGGGTCTTGACAGTTGTATCCGCCCCCGAACTTGCGACGTCTTTCTGAAACTGCTTGCTTAGGCTAGCATAAGTGGCCCCGGGTTCAGCAGCTTTTTGCTTCCAGTAGTCAAGCCCACCTTGATCCGCAGTACGCCCCGCAAACTGCTCGTACATTCCTTGAATCTGAGCATCGCTGACGGGTCCAGTATGAGCCGTGTTAGAGGCATAGTACTGATTCGCGCCCTGCAAAAACTCAGCATCCTGCTGTTCTGGGGTCATGCCCGAAAGTTTTGTCTCCCAAAGAGCTTTACCTCCCGGGTCAGAAGCATGGCCCGTGTACTTGTTGTAAAGGGTTTCTATTGGGTCACTAGCTGCAGAAACAGTCATATCAGTGGCCGCACCTCCCGTGGCGTACCCCTTTGCAAGATCCGCAATTCCACCAGTAGCGTAGGACAGACGGGGGATGGGAAGCATGGCCACTTTCTCTCGTTTACCAAGGTTGTTCGCGGCATTCATCAGGACGTTGAGGGAGTAGGAGTCCCTGCTCGAAGTACCCTTCTCCTTTTTAGGAGCAGATTCATCCAAGATGTCGGCGGTGTCCGCAGTATTAGGAGAATCCGCAGCAGGAGTTTTGCCACTAGCAAGATAAGCTTGTGCCCTAGAGTTCCAGTCGGCGGGGAGATCAACGAACCCCTGCTCCCCACGAGGGGATCCGGACAATTCCGAAAAGCTGTTTGGCCCATACTGAACATGGATGGGGTCGTTAAACCGACCACCATAGACAAGGCCATTCTTTGTGGCGATCTCGTCAAGCTTGTCCTGAACCTCAGGAGTAAGCTTCACACCCGGAGTGAAATCCTGCGCTAGACCATAGTTGTGGCCAGAGGATCCGGGAGGAGCAACAGGATAGCGATTGTTCTCACGGTCCGCATACAAACGTCGCTGCTCTTCAATAGACCGAAAGCTGGATCCCGGCTTCAGGGGGATCCCTGCATCTGCCGCTTCCTGATAGAACTTCTGCAAGGGGTCACGAAATGCAGGATGAAGTTTGGAGAAGGATCCACTCTCAGCAGCATATCCACGGAAGGTTCGATTTGAATTATCTGCCATCACACCCTCTTCGCTGATTCACGGGCACGGGTCAGGGAGACATTAGCACGAAGCTGTTGAATGTCCTCCATGGAAGTCCGGCGCTGTAAATCTTCTTGCTGCTTGTTCTGGAGCTTGCGCTCATCAAGGTCGATGCGCAGAGCGGCTTCCTCAGACTTCAGTTTAATCGCTTGCTCACGGATGTCGAGATCCCGCTGCTGCAAGGTGATCAAAGGGTCCTCAGTTTTGCTAGGATCCAGTTGCTGGAGGACCTGTTGGATCAGTTGAGCCTCGATAGCCGCCGCAGCCTTCTGCATCAGAGGCATGGGAGGAGGCGGGGGGCTGACAGAAACTGTCGCCCCTGTCTGGGGGTGGATGACTGGGGGCATAGCCTGCTGAGCCTCCTGCAGATGCTGCATAGCCTGCTGCATGGCTAGATGCGTGATATGCTGGAAGACATGCGCAAGAAGTATGCCGTACACGGCGGGGGAGGTCTGGATCAGATTTGTCTTGATGAAGGCGATATGTGAAGCCAGATGCGCCATATGGTCCTGATCCGGGAACGCCATAAGCTGCGGAGCCCCAGCGGGGATCATCATCGACCGAGCATTCTCCATCGCCGGGCCTTCAGGCTGCGGCTTGGGGGGAGGCGGGAGCAAGAGGTCGATATCACGGACGCCAAGCGCCGTGTACATGCGGTGGTAGGCCTCATACTGGTTGTGCATCTGCGGGGCAGCTTGTGAAAGCTGGAGCTGCTGCTGCGCCAGAGCGATGCGCTGGGTCATCGAGAAGATGTTGGGGTCCGAAACGGGGATCACGTCGACCTTGTCGTCGAAATCCTTGGCGAAGATCTGCGGACCACCCATCACATCGTAGGGATAGGCCTGTACGCTGTCCTTGATAGCCTGCGTAAGGAGCTTCAACTCCTGCTTCTGGGCGTAGTGCAGCCGTTTGTGGACCGCGCTCAGGACACGGGAACCACGCTCCAGCAGAGCAATGGTTGTGCCGACCGGCATCTCCTGATTGGAGTCCGTCATGCCAACATCAGCCGTCCCGACGAACTTTTCCGCCGCCGTAATGCAGAAACCAAGCAACTGCATGAGGGTTGCGCTGGGTTCTTTGTACGGAAGGGGCAGCAAACTATCCCTCAAGCTCCCGCCGGGGGCATCAACGTCCCGCCACTCGCCCGGCTGCAGCAAAGACCCCTCATCTTGGATCCTCAAGCCCTTGGCTTTGAACCCAGCAGGGAGATTTGACAGCGTTCCCGCGTCGATAAGTTGCCGAAGGATGGAAGTTGCGCTCCGGGACAGGTTCCCGAGGAGGTGAACAAG